CGCCTATCGAACGGGCGGCTTATCCGCGGTTGGAGAGCGGAATGGCTACTCTAAACTGACCGAATGCGCGGTGCGCGAGATTCGAGAACTTTCGAGAAGTGAGCAGAGCCTCGCTGAGAAGCACCAGGTTTCCGTCCGCACGATTCGCGACGTGCGAGCTCGTCGGACGTGGGCCCACATCTGACGCGCCGCGTAACCCTCCCGAATTCCCGCCATGGCAGCACTCCCCGACAACATCAAGGTGTTCGTCACGCAGGCGCTCGCCTGCTTCGACACGCCCACGCGCGCCGCCAAGTCGGTGCTCGAGGAGTTCGGTGTCGTCGTCTCGCCACAGGCGTGCGAGCGCTACGACCCGACGAAGCGTGCCGGTGCGACGCTGAGCAAGAAGTACCGCGAGATCTTCGAGCGCACGCGCACGGAGTTCCTGAACGACACGTCGCGCATCGGTATCGCGCACCGCGCGGTCCGACTGCGCAAGCTGGCGACGGCCGTCGACAAGGCAGAGGAGCGCGGCAATTTGCCCCTGATGGCGCAGCTGCTCGAGCAGGCGGCGAAGGAGGCCGGCGACGCGTTCACGAACCGTCATCGGCTCGAACACACCGGCAAGGGCGGCGGCCCGATCGCGGCCATCTCGATGCAGACGAACGATCCGATGGAGGCGGCCAAGATCTACGCCGAGCTCATGAAGCCATAGCATGCCCATCCCGTTCCCGTTTGACTTCCGCGCACCGGACTACGTGCAGGTATTCGAATGGCGAGCGGAGCGCTTGCAGCGCATCCGCGCGAACCCGGGGGTGTTGCCGGCGCTCCGGGCGTTCTATCGCGACAACCCGGCCCAGTTCATCATCGACTGGGGCATGACGTTCGATCCGCGGAACGTCGAGCGCGGGCTGCCGGCCACGATCCCGTTTTTGCTGTTTCCGAAGCAGGAGGACTGGATCGCCTGGTTCATGGAGCGCTGGCGCGCGCGCGAGCCCGGCATCACCGAGAAGACGCGCGATATGGGGATGTCGTGGCTGACCGTCGGCCTCGCCGACACGGTGTGCTTATTCCACGAGGGCGTCGCGGCCGGCTTCGGCTCGCGCAAGGAAGAGTACGTCGACAAGATCGGCTCGCCGAAGAGCCTGTTCTGGAAGGCGCGCGAGTTCCTGCGGCTGCTACCGGCCGAATTCCGCGGCTCGTGGGACATCGGCACGCACGCGCCGCACATGCGGATCATCTTCCCCGACACGGGGTCGGTGATCACCGGCGAGTCGGGCGACGGGATCGGGCGCGGCGACCGCGCCAGTTTCTACGTGGTGGACGAGTCGGCGTTTCTCGAGCGCCCGCAACTGGTCGACGCGTCGCTGTCCGCCACGACCAACTGCCGGCAGGACATCTCGACGCCGAACGGCATGGGTAACTCGTTCGCTCAGCGCCGACACAGCGGCAAGATCAAGGTGTTCACGTTCCACTGGCGCGACGACCCGCGCAAGGATGACGCCTGGTATGCGAAACAGGTGGCCGAGTTGGATCCGGTCGTCGTTGCGCAGGAAATCGACATCAATTACGCGGCGTCCGTCGAGGGCGTCGTGATCCCGTCCGCGTGGGTGCAGGCGGCGCTGGGCGCGCACGTGAAACTTGGCATCTCGCCCAGCGGCACGCGCCGCGGCGGCCTTGACGTCGCGGACGAGGGCAAGGACAAGAACGCGTTCGCCGGTCGCTACGGCTTCCTGCTCGAGCATCTCGAATCGTGGTCCGGCGTGGGCGGCGACATCTTCGGCACGGTCGACCGCGCGCTCGGCATCTGCGACGTCCGCGGTTACGAGGTGTTCGACTACGACGCCGACGGCCTCGGCGCCGGCGTGCGCGGCGACGCGCGCGTGTTGAACGAGCAGCGCGCGGCGACCGGCAAGCGATCGATCCGCAACGAGCCGTTCCGCGGCTCCGGGCCGGTGTACGACCCGGACGGGGAGATGGTGAAGGAGCGGAAGAACAAGGACTACTTCGCGAACCTGAAGGCGCAGTCGTGGTGGGCGCTGCGCCTGCGCTTTCAGGCCACGTATCGCGCGGTAGTGGAGGGCAAGCCGTTCGACCCGGACGAGATCATCTCGATCGATCCGGATCTGCCCGAGCGCGCGGCGCTGAGCATGGAACTCTCGCAGCCGACCTTCACGGTCAACGGGGTCGGCAAGATCGTGATCGACAAGGCGCCCGACGGAACGAAGTCACCGAACCTCGCGGACGCGGTGATGATTGCCTATCAGCCCGCTGCGCGCGGCATCGATATCTGGAAGAGGTTGGCAGGATGAGTCGAAAGAACCGAAGCGGCGCGCGCGGCGCGCCCGCGACTCGTCCGTCGTCGGCCGGCCCGTCGGCCAGCATTCGCACGTCCGACTCGTTCGCAAACTTCCAGGCTCGGCTCGGCTGGGGTGCCGACAACCAGTCGTCGGCATCCCAGTACACGCTGACCTACCAGAGCCGCAACCGGATCTGGCTCGAGGCGGCCTACCGCGGTTCGTGGATCGTGCGTGCAGCGGTGGACGCGATCCCGGAGGACATGACCCGCAAGGGCATCGAGATGTCCGGGCTCGACCCTACCGACATCACGAAGATCGAGACCGCGATGACGCGGCTCGCGATCTGGGACCACCTCTGCGACACCGGGAAGTGGGCCCAGTTGTACGGCGGCGCGATCGCGGTGATGCTGATCGACGGCCAGGACATGTCGACGCCGCTGCGCGTCGAGACGATCGGGAAGGGGCAGTTCAAGGGGCTGCTGGTGCTCGACCGCTGGATGGTGGCGCCGCCCGTCGGCGAGACCGTGACGGAGTTCGGCCCGTACATGGGCATGCCGATGTTCTACGACGTGCTGCCGTCGGCCATGAAGTTGCCGCAAGGCCGCATCCATTACTCGCGGGTGATCCGGCTGGATGGTGAGGCGCTGCCGTACTACCAGCGCATCAGCGAGAACGGCTGGGGGCTGTCGATCCTGGAGCCCATGTGGGACCGCCTGATCGCGTTCGACAGCGCGACGGTCGGCATCGGGCAGCTCGTCTACAAGGCGCACCTGCGCACGCTTAACGTGAAGGGCCTGCGCCAGATCATCGCGGAGGGCGGCCCTGCGATGGCTGGCCTGATGAAGCAGGTCGAAATGATCCGCTTCGCGCAGACGAACGAAGGTCTCACGCTGGTCGATTCCGAGGACACGTTCACGGCGCACCAGTTCTCGTTCAGCGGCCTGTCCGACGTGTTGCTGCAGTTCGCGATGCAACTGAGCGGCGCGCTGGGTATTCCGCTCGATCGCCTGTTCGGCCAGCAGCCGGCCGGCCTGAGCGATACCGGCGAGGGCTCGCGCCAGCTCTACCACGAGAAGGTGCATGCCCGGCAGGAACGCAAGCTCAGAAACCCGCTGCACGTGCTGATCGACGTGGTGTCGCGCTCGGTGCTCGGCCTGCCTCTGCCGGAATCCTTCGGTTTCGAGTTCCGGCCGCTGCAGGAGATGACCGCCGCCGAGAAGGCAGATATCGCCGTGAAGACCGTGCAGGCAGTGACGGGCGCCGTCGAGGCCGATCTTGCAACCCGCAGCCAGGGCATGCGCGAGTTGAAGGCATCCTCGCCCGACACCGGCATGTTCGGCGACATCCCGGACACGGCGATCGAGCAAGCCGAAGCCGACGAGCAACTGCCCGAGCCGCCGGCGATCGATACGTCGCTGCCTGGCGGCGCGGTTCCGACCGGCGCGGCGCCGTCGCGGACGCGCGATTCCCTTGTTCAACGCCTGTTCCGCCTTCGGCGGCGGTAGGAGCACCCATGTTCCAGCGAAAACGACCGTCGCTCTCGAGGATTTACCCACCCATGCCTGAACTCCCACCGAAGCGGCTGGCGCCGCCGCCGACGCCACGCGTCGCGCGCGCGCAGAGCGTTGCCATGGCGGATCTTTCTGCCGCCGTCGGCAGGGCGTCCGCGGCGTGGTCCGAAAGCCAGATGATCGATGCCCTGCGCTCGGTTCGCTATTGGCTCGAACAGGCCGAGCGCGAGATCAACGCGGCACCGAACAATGATCCTCACACTCGACCGCAAGCGTGACCGGAAGAAGAACCCAGTCCGCCTGACCGTGCCCGAGCAGCAGTACGGCACGCAGCTGCGCAAGATCGCGCAGCAGGTCGGCGTGCTGGTAAATGGCTTCCCGTCCGGCGACCCATCATCCGCGCCGACCATCGAGGAGCTGCTGCGCCGCTATGCCGACGCGCTCGCGCCCTGGGCCGAGTCGACGGCGGCGCGCATGCTGGCCGACCTGTCGCGCCGCGACGAACAGGCGTGGATGCAGCGCGCGGCCGACATGTCGCGCGCGCTGCGCGACGAGATCCAGAACGCGCCGACCGGCGAGGCGCTGCGCCAGCTCATGGCCGAGCAGGTCACGCTGATTACCTCGATTCCGCGCGAGGCGGCGGACCGCGTGCACAAGCTGACGCTGGAGGGCCTGGTCGACAGCACGCGCTCGAGTGAGATCGCCAAGATGATCGCCGCCTCGGGCGAGGTCGCGGCGAGCCGCGCCACCATGATCGCGCGCACCGAGGTCTCGCGCGCGTCGACGGTGCTCACCGAGGCGCGGGCCCGCGGCATCGGCGGCACGCACTACATCTGGCGCACCAGCGGCGACGGTGCCGTGCGGCCTGGCCATCGCGAGATGGAGGGGAAGGTCTGTTCGTGGGACGAGCCGCCCGAGGTCGAGGAGAACGGCGTCTATATGCGGTTCCACCCTGGCTGCATCTGGAATTGCCGCTGCTGGGCTGAGCCCGTCATTGGGGATTGACCATGCCGAAATTGCATCCCACGGCGCTGGGCTCGCTGCTGTTCGAGTGCCCATGCGGAGATCTCCACGTCATCTACCCAGCCGGCTGCGCCGCACAACACCCGGCGCGCTGGCAGTGGAACGGCAGCCTCGAGGCGCCGACGTTCTCGCCATCGCTGCGCGTTGCATATGCCCTGCCAGGCGGCACCGAGCACGTTTGCCACTCCTTCATTACCGACGGGCGGATTCAGTTCTGCGCCGACAGCACGCACCCCCTCGCTGGGCAAACCGTAGACATCCCTGAGTGGGAAGGCTGAGATTCACCTATCGATGGCGCGACACCTGCATATCTTCATCCACACGCACGATGCGGCGGGGTGGAACGAGTCGGCGCACCCGCGCGCGGCCAACGGAGAATTCGGCTCGGGAGGTGGCGGCCAGGCTGGCAGCGTTAGTAGCGCGGCCGCCGGCCCGGTGAAGCTGAAGGGCGACGAGCTCGGCGACTACGCAGACATGAAAGAACTGCGCCAGAAGGCGCTCGCGCACGCGCAGGCGCACTTCGTCGGCAAGGCGTTCAGCAACCGGGCGACCGGCAACGAGATCACGGTCACGCGGAGCGGGGTGAAGCACACTATCGCCGGCGCTTCGGATGCGCTGGTGCGGACGATTCCCGCCATCCCTGCGATGTTGCAGAGCGCGAAGCTGGTGAAGAGGGAGCCCGACAAGCGCGGGCGGACGGACGTGCTCGGCATCGAGGTGTACAGCGCGCCGGTGGAGATCGACGGCGAGCGGCACGAAGCCATTCTGACGGTGAAGCACTATGTCGACGGGCGCCGCTACTACGACCACGGGCTCGTGAAATGAAAAACGGCCATCCGTTTAAGTAAGGTACCTCCCGCTGCTAGGACGGGCTAGTTTGAACCTCCGGTGGCCGCATCTCAATTATAGACGGTTCGCAGAAATCTGCCGATTCCGGCCCGTCGCGCCCTCTAGCATTGATCCCCAATTTCACATGACGATCCTTCGAATCCGGACGGCCGACCACGCCTGCACGTGTGGCGGCGCGCACGCGGCGCCGGCTCGCGCACGCACCCGCGACGGCGTGACCGCGTCGGGCATGTACACGACTGAGCAGCTCGGCGCGCGCCAGTCGATGACGCCCGAGGGCTTCCTGCTCTGCGAGGCGGTGCCGATCGCCCGCATCGGCTCGCAGGACTATGTATACAGCGAGCTGCCCGAGCTCGAGGCGAAGGACGGGATCATCGTCGCCGAGCGCACCGCCGAGGTGCTGTTCAGTCCCGAGACGCTCGCGAGCTTCGAGGGCAAGCCGGTCACGATCAACCATCCGCCGGATTTCGTGACACCGGCCAACTACATGTCGGTCGCGCGCGGGACTGTTCGCAACGTGCGGCGCGGGGAGGGCGAGCAGGCTGACCTGATGCTGGCCGACCTGCTGATCACCGACGCCGAGGCGATCCGCCGCGTGCAGGCGAAAGACCTCACCGAGGTCAGCAACGGCTACGACGCCGACTACGAGCAAATCGCGCCGGGGCGGGCGCGACAGGTGTCGATCGTGGGTAACCACGTGGCACTCGTGAAGAACGCCCGCTGTGGCCCGGTCTGTTCGATCGGGGATAGCAGTCCCAACCTACTCCCGACAGGAGATTCCAGCATGGCAACGAAGAAGAAGCCCGCGCAGTCGACGCTCATGGAGAAGCTGCGCAAGGCATTCATGACCCGCGATTCCGACGCGTTCGAGCAGGTCGCGGGCGAGATGACCGGCGACGAGGGCGACGAGCCCGGCGACGGCCAGCCGCAGATCCACATCCACATGCCGGGCACGGCCGAGGCGAAAACGGCGGCCGGCGCCACGGGCGACGAAGGCGGGGGTACCGACGATCCGCTCGCCAAGGTGCTCGCAGCGGTGCAGGGCGTCGACGGCAAGATTACGGCCCTGGCCGAGCGAGTCACGAAGCTTGAAGCCGGTGGCACGGCGACCGGCGACGACGACGGCCTCGGCGACGATGACGACGACATGCTCACCGGTGACGGTGATGGTGGCGGCGACGCTGGTGGCGACAAGGGCGGCACCAAAACCGGCGACAGCAAGGACCTGGCCGACGAGTTCCGCAATGCGTTGTCGCTGGCCGAGATCCTCGCGCCGGGCGTGCGCCTGCCGACGTTCGATGCGAAGGCGGTCCGCAAGAAGACCGCCGACGCGCTCTGCGTGCTGCGCCGCCGCGCGCTGCGCGCCGCGCTCGACAACGAGAACGCCGAGACCGTGAAGTCGGTGCTGGGCGGCGCGCAGCCGGACGGGCTGCCGTGCGCCGTCGTGGCCGGCTACTTCAACGCGGCGGCCGCGCTCGTGCGCAGCAAGAACTCGGGCGTCACGCCCCACCGGACCGGCGATGCCAATGCGCCGGTGAAGAAGGACATTAACCAGATTCACGCCGAATTCTGGGCGACCCACAAGTAAGGAGCCGACATGCCCTCGTTGCAAGCCTATACCTTCCGCATGCCGGCTGGCTTTGCCGGCGACCTCCAACGCGTCGAAGTCGCGACGATCGAGCCGCAGCAGATCGATCCGGCGGCGCCGCCGACCGTATTCGGCGTGGCCGTGAAGTTGGTCAACGGCAAGATCCAGCCGATCAACAACGCGGCCGACACCGCGGCGCTGGTCTACGGCGTGAACCTGCGCCCGTATCCGATCCAGGGCAACGGCACCGACCCGCTCGGCACCTCGACGCCGCCGACCAGCGGCGTGACCGACATCCTCAAGCGCGGCTACTTCAACGCCGCGCTGGGCGGCACGACCGCTGCCACGAAGGGCGGCACGGTCTACGTGCGCGTCGCGGCAGCGGCCGCCGGCAAGCCCCTTGGTGGTTTCGAGGCGGCGGCCGACGGCACGAACACCATCGCGATGCCGGCGAGCTGGTATTTCACCGGCCCCGGCGACACCTACGGCATCACCGAGATCGCCGTCAACATCTGATCCCCGGCGCTGGACACAGCGCTTGACCCGAGGCCCCGCTGATGCGGGGCTTTTGCATTTCTGGAGCCATTGAATGGACATGTCCGAACTGAAGCACCTGCGCCGGCCCGGGGCGTCGCTCGCGGCGGCCCCGATGTCGGCGGCCGTGGCCGACGCGACGCGCCGGTTGATCCGCGCGCGCACGCAGGACGAGCAATACACCTACGATCGGGCCACGCTCGATTCGACCGGCGCCTTTCTGGTCGGCCAGCTCGAGCGCCTCGACCAGACGCTGAACGAGCCGCTCGTCGAGTACACCTGGTCGCGCGACGTCTACATCCGCTCGGACGTCTCGGCGGCGGATGAAATCGCGTCGTTCACCAACTCGGCCTACGGCATGAGCGGCGGCATCAACCCGAACGGCCTGAACTGGATCTCGAACGAGGGCAACGCCCTGCCGGGCCCGTCGGTCGATATCGGCAAGACGCCGCAGCCGATGCGCCTCTGGGGTGCCGAAGTCAAGTACACGGTGCCCGAGCTGGTCAAGTCGCAGAAGCTGGGCACGCCGATCGACGGCCAGAAGGTCGATGCCATGAACCTCAAGCGGAACATGGACATCGACCAGATCGTCTACTTCGGCGATCCGCAGCTCGGCTTCACCGGCCTGGTGAATTCGACCGGCGCAGTCGCGAGCGTGACGAACGTCGCGAACGGTGCGAAGGGCACCCCGCAGTGGACCACGAAGACGCCGGACGAGATCCTCGCCGACGTCAACGAGCTCCTGACCTCGGCTTGGCAGGCCTCCGGCTGGAAGGTCAAACCGAACCGCCTCATGCTGCCGCCGGCGCAGCTCGGCTGGGTCGCGTCGCAGGTCATCAACACGGCGGGTAACAAGTCGATCCTGACCTACCTGCTCGAGAACAACATCTGCACGCAGCAGGGCGTGAAGCTGGAGATCCTGCCGCTGAAGTGGCTGATCGGCGCCGGCGTCGGCGGCACGCCGGGCACCCTCGGCACCGTGGACCGGATGGTCGCGTACAACAGCGACAAGAAGTATGTCCAGTACCCGATGACCGACCTGCAGCGCACGCCGCTGGAGTACCGCTCGCTGTTCCAGATCACGACCTACTGGTCGCGCCTGGGCCAGATCGAGTGGCGCTACGGCGTGACGGCAGCCTACCGGGACGGGATCTGACATGGTGAAGCTCCACGTCCATACCCCGTTCACGCTGCGGCACGACGACGGCACGCTCGAGCAGTTCGCGGTCGGCGAGCGCGATATCCCGGCTGCGACCGCGGCCCACTGGTACGTCAAGCACCACACCCGCGAGCCCGGCGACGTGCCGAAGCCGGCCGCCGCGCCGGTCGA